AGAAGATCGCGGAGCGGGTCGGGATGCCGGTGGACGAACTCACGGCGGTTCTGGAGCGGATGGCGGAGAAGGACTCGCTGCCGGTTGAAGATGAGAAGCCGAACCTCGTCAACCTGAAGCGCAAGCAGACGGAACTTCTCGCTAAGAAGTTCTGATTACTGCTGTACGCTTATTGCACGCGCCCTAACCACGGGACCGCCACGCCCTAACCACGGGACGGCACAAACGAACATCCCAACTAGTCACCCGTGGAGGTGAACCAATGCAGGACTACATCAAGCGCCAGCAGGAGCTTCGGGCGCAGGCGTGGGAGCAGGCCAAGGGTCTTCTGGACTCTGCCGCTGCCGAGGGCCGCGACCTGGACGCTGCTGAGCAGGAGCAGTACGACAAGATCAACGCCGAGCTGGACGAGCGCGGCGCGGTCATCGAGCGTCTGAAGGCGGACGCGGAGCGTGAGGCCCGTGCGGCCGAGCTTCGTGCGCCCGAGGCCGTTGCGACCCGCACCGTCGCCGAGCGCCCCTCGGACGCCGACATGCTGCGGAAGCTCGTCTCCGGCGAGATCCGTTCGTACACGTTCGGTGCCGAGCGTCGTGACCTGACCACCGCCGCTGACGGCGAGGTCGTCCCGCAGGGCTTCTACGACGTTCTCCAGCGCAAGCTTGAGTACGTCGGTCCGATGCTGGAGCCGGGTATCGCCACCATCCTCCGTACGGAGATGGGCAACGACATCAAGGTTCCCGTCGAGTCCACCCGTTCCGCTGCGACCGCGACCGCTGAGGCCGCTGTCTTCGGCGAGTCGGACCCGACGTTCTCGACCATCACCCTCCGGGCGCACAAGTTCGGAACCCTCGTCCAGATCAGCCGCGAGCTGCTTGAGGACTCGGGTATCGACATCGTCGGGTTCCTCGCGGACCAGTTCGGTGTCGCGCTGGGTACGGCGGTCAACTACGCCCTCACTCTGGGCACCGGCACCGTCCAGCCGAACGGGATCGTCACGGCCTCCGGGTCGGGCACCTCGGGCGGCACCGGCGTCTCCGGCGCGTTCACGGCGAACAACCTCATCGACCTCGCGCACTCGGTTGACGCGGCGTACGCCCGTCGGCCCGGTTCGGGGTTCATGATGAACCGTGCGTCGCTGGGTGCCGTCCGGAAGCTCCAGGATGGCGCTGGCAACTACATCTACAACCCGCAGGTGGGCGGCCCGGACCAGCTTCTCGGCTACCGGGTCATCGAGAACCCCGACATCGCGTCGGCGGCGGTCAGCACGAAGTCGGTGCTGTTCGGTGACTTCTCGGCCTACCACGTCCGGATGGTCGGCGCTGGCGTCGAGGTCGCTCGTAGCGACGACTACGCCTTCGCCAACGACCTGGTCACGTTCCGCGCGTCGATGCGCGTGGACGGCGACCTCGGTGGCGGCGGTTCGGACGCGGTCAAGGCGTTCACCGGCGGCACCGCCTGACAGTAGGTAGTCTCCGGGGCGGCCCACCAGCGCAGGGGTGGGCCGCCCCGGACCTGCGTCCCTGCGCCCTGCGAAAGCCTGCGACGTATGAGCAAGACTCGGACCCCTCGTATCTTCTGGTACTCGAACCATCCCGGCGTTCCGACCGGGTATGGGACGCAGACCGCGCAGGTGTTGCGCCGTCTGAAGCGCCGCGGTCACGATCCTGTCGTCCATGCGAACTTCAATCAGCAGATGGGCGAGGGCAAGTGGAACGGCATCCGCGTTCTGCCACAGGGCTACGACACCTGGTCGAACGACATCATCCTCGCCCATTACGGTGCTGTGGCGAAGGAGTCGGACGTTCCGCTGCGGATGGTGACGCTGTGTGACGTGTGGGTGCTGAACAACCCGCGGTTCACCGAGCTGGACATCATCTGGTCGTGGACTCCGGTGGATCACATGAACGTCCCGCCGCAGGTGCTGGCGTGGTCGCAGCGGCCGAACGTGCTGCCTATCGCCATGTCGAAGCATGGCAAGGCGGCGTTCGACCGGGCTGACGTTCAGTCGGTCTACATCCCGCACGCGCTGGAGAAGCATTGGAAGCCGACTCCGATGGAGGAGGACCCGTTCCCCGGCCGGTTCGTGGTGTCGGCGATCAACGCGAACAAGGGTGTGCTGCCGAACCGGAAGGCGTGGGGGGAGAACCTGCTGGCGTTCGCCATGTTCGCCCAGAAGCATGACGACGCGCTGCTGTACGTCCACAGCGACCTCAAGTCCCCCATCGGCATCGACCTGGTGGCGCTCATCAAGGCGTGCGGGATTCCGGAAAGTCAGGTGGTGTTCGCCGACCAGTACGACCTGCGGCTCGGGGTCGAGGACGGCCGGATGGCGCAGATCATGACGCGGACGGACGTGCTGCTGGCGGCGACGATGGGTGAGGGGTTCGGGCTGACGGCGTTGGAGGCGCAGGCGTGCGGGACCCGGACGGTCGTGTCGAACTTCTCGGCGCAGCCGGAGCTGGTCGGCGACGGGTTTCTGGTGGACGTGCAGCCGTCGTGGAATCCGGCGCAGGCGCAATGGTTCGCCACCCCGTTGGTCCCGTCCATCGTGGAGGGGTTGGAGTGGGCCTACCAGCAGGGCGGGGGCCATTCGGAGAAGGCGGTGGAGTTCGCCAAGGACTATGCGGCGGACAAGGTGTTCGATGAGCGGTGGGTGCCGCTGCTGGACTCCTGATGAGGGTCGCGTTCGTCACCCACCAGTTGCCGGACGGCCGGGACGATCACGGGCCGGGGCTGCTGAAGGGCAGGTATGCCGGCGGGGCGGAGATGTCCACCGAGGAGCTGCTGGCGCAGGCTCCCGACGGGTTCGAGGTGACGGTGTTCCGGCCGGAGCAGGGTCTGCCGGACGCTCGCAGTTTCGACCAGGTGATCGTGGGGGCGACGGAGCGGCTGACGGACGAGCAGGTGGAGTCGCTGGCGGTGTGGGAGCCGGTGGTGTGGGTCCGGTCGCCGCAGCCCCGTCGGATGCTGCGGCTGCTGGAGGCGGCGTCGGTGCTGGTGATGCCGTCGCCGGAGATGGTCGGCTGGCATCATTGGGTGAACCGTGACATGATGGTGTGTCCGGCTCCGATGGACACGTCGCTGATCCCGCGGGGCGTTCCGAAGGAGGATTTTGCGTTGTGGGCCGGCCGTGACCATCCTCTGAAGGGCCGGTGGGATGCGGTCGCGTGGGCGATGAACGCTGGTATCAAGATGGTATCGCTGACGAATCAGCCGCGGCAGGTCGTGCTGGAGCACATGTCCAGAGCGTCTGTGTTCGTCCACCTGCCCCACAACCAGGACCCCTGCCCTCGTACGGTCATCGAGGCGGAAATCGCCGGGTGCGAGATCGTGGTGAACGAGAACGTGGGTCGGGTGCCGGTGCGTGGGGCCGACGAGGTCGCCGCGTATGTTGAGGGGGCGGCCGGAAGATTCTGGGGGTGGGTGCGTGATAGTTGACTGCTCGATGTGGTTCAACGAGTGGGATGCGCTCAAGTGGCGTCTGAGGACCCTTGAGGACATGGTGGACGTGTTCGTCGTCGTGGAGGGCGACATGACGTTCCAGGGGGAGCCGAAGCCGTGGCGGCTGACGGACCGGTGGGCCGAGTTTGCCCGCTGGTCGGACCGGATGATCTGGGAGCGGGTTGACCTGTCGGGGGACCGGTGGGAGCGGCAGAAGCAGCAGCGGCGGGCGATGCGGGAACGGGCGAGGCAGGCATCCCCCGGCCCTGACGATGTGGTCGTGTTCTCGGACGTGGAGGAGGTCTGGGGGCCGGAGATGCCCGGCCGGTGGCCGGACACCATCGTGGTAGCGCAGCAGGACATGCGGGTGCTGCGGCCGGAGTGGCGGCGCAACACCGGATGGTGCGGGTCCATCGGGGGGCCGTGGCGGCTGATGGGCGGCGAGGATTGGCAGTCGTTGCGTGACCGCCGGTTCGAGCTGCCGAGGCAGCGGTCCGGCTGGCATCTGACGTGGATGGGCGGGGCGGACGCCTGCCGGCAGAAGGCTGCGGCGCTCTCCGACGACAAGTATCGCAACGTGGACTTCACGAGGCTGCTGGCCGAGCGACGCTGGGTGGATCGTCCACTCACCGATGTCGGCGACCGGCCAGAATGGACACCGGACTCATGGTGACACCCGAACAGCTCATCAAACTCGAAGCGAAGTTCGCTCCGAAGGTGGAGAAGGGGCCGTCGGCGTTCTCCCCGTTGGAGCGGGAACGGTCCTGCGCGCACAATCTTGGTGGCGACAAGATGGCCGCCGACCGGAACGGATACGCCGAGTTCTACTCGTGGCTGACCGGGAAGGTCGATCCTGACACGGTGGTGGAACTCGGGGTGTTCCGCGGGTCGTCGCTCGCGGTGTGGGATGCGGTCTGGCCGGGAGTCCAGCTCCTCGGCCTTGACCTGGAGTTGGGCCGGTACGAGAAGAACCTGCCGCTGCTGCTGGAGCGCGGGGCGTTCCCCGGCCTGCTCCCCGAGGTCCGGACGTTCGACGCCTACAAGCCGGACACGGAGACGATCACCGGGGTTCTGAGCAGCGTGGACGTGTTCGTGGATGACGGACCGCACACCAGGTCGGCGATTCAGGCGTGCCTGTCTGCTGTCGGCCCGCTGGTCCGGCAGGCGTACGTCATCGAGGATTTCGTGGGGACCGGCGGGATGCTCAGGGAGCAGTTCCCCGGCTGGGAGGTGCGGGAGCAGGGCCGTATTGCTGCGGCCGTACGGATAGACTGACCCGCCGGAGGTTGCCGTATGGCTAACTACTGCACCGTGAATCAGCTCAAGGCTGCTATCCGTATTACGGATTCGGTGGACGACACGCTGCTCGACTCGGCCATCGAGGCTGCTTCGCGGTTCGTGGACGGCTACTGCCAGCGGGACTTCGCTGCGGCGTCGGGGACGGCGACGAGGGATTACATCCCGTCCGGGCTGATGGAGCGTCTTCCGATTGACGACGCTACGACGGTCGTGTCGGTGAAGATTGACGACGATCTGGACGGGTCGTTCGCCACGACGCTGGTGGCCGGGACCGACTACCAGTTGGAGCCGGTGAACTCGGAGGTGTCGGGCCTGTCGTGGCCGTACACGTCCATCGTCCCGATTGAGGACGGCTACTGGCCTATCGAGTATGGGCGGAAGACGGTCCGGGTGGAGGCGACCTACGGGTGGCCGGCGGTGCCGAAGGCGGTGGAGCAGGCGACGCTGATGCAGGCGTCCCGGCTGTTCGCCCGGCTGGACTCGCCGCTCGGCGTGGCCGGGTTCGGCGAGATGGGTGCGATGCGCGTCTCGTTCAAGATTGACCCTGACGTGGGGATGCTGCTGAACCCGTACCGTCGGCTGCGGTTCTGATGGCGACGGTCGGCGCGATCCGGCAGGGCATCGCTACGAGGCTTGCGACCATCCCCGGCCTGCGAACCTCGGCGACGATGCTGGACGACCCGCGGCCTCCGGTGGCGATGGTCATCCCCGAACGGATCGAGTACGACCTGACGGCGCAGCGTGGTGTGGACCGTTACATCTTCAACGTTCAGGTGCTGGTGTCGCGGGCGGACGACCGGGCGGCCCAGAACAACATCGACCCGTACATCACCGGCCCGACCTCTGTGAAGGAGGCGATGTTCGCCGATCCGACGCTCGGGGGGGCCGCTCAGACGAGCCGTGTCACGGACCTGCGGAGTTACGGGCAGGTACTTTATGGGGAGACGCTGTACCTCGGTGCGGAGTTCGTCGTGGAGGTGTTCGCATGAGCTGGAAGGTGCTGTCGGACCGGCTGGCATGGCCGAAGGGGACCGTGCTCGGCGTTGACGACCTCGCAGGGTGTAACATTGAGGCGCTGGTGGCGGGAAATCACCTGTCTCCGGTGAAGGCGACAACCAAGAAGCGACCGGCGGTTGCGCCGGACCCGGACCCCGCCACGGGGCAGGAGGACTAACAGATGGCCCGCATCGTTCTCACGAACGCGGTCGTGAAGATCAACTCGGTTGACCTGTCCGACCACGTCGCGTCTGTCGAGCTGGCGCAGGAGGTCGAGGAGGTCGAGACGACCGCCTTCGGTGACTCCGCCCGCACCCGCACCGGCGGCCTGGCGAACAACTCGCTGTCGCTCGACTTCCACCAGGACTTCGCGTCGGCGTCGGTTGACGACACGCTGAACGCTCTGGTCGGCGGGACGGCGTCGTTCGAGATTCTGCCGAACGGCACCGCGGTCGGCGCGACGAACCCCAAGTACACCGGCACGGTCCTTCTTACCGAGTGGACCCCCGTGTCTGGTGCCATCGGGGAGCTGGCGACCGCGTCGATCACCTGGCCGATCTCTGGTGCTGTGACCCGAGCGACTGCCTGATAGGAGCCTGAATGTTCGGCCTCAACCTGCGCGTCGTCACGAAGGGCGGCGAGAAGAACGTTCCGGTCACCCCGAAGGTGTCGGTCGAGTTTGAGCGGCAGTTCCAGACCGGGATCGGTCGTGCGTTCCAAGAGAACAAGGTGGAGCACATCTACTGGCTGGCGTGGAAGGCGTCGGGCGGTCCGGGTGAGTTCGAGTCGTGGCTTGACGACCTTGTGGATGTGCAGATGGTGGAGGCTGCGGAGCGCCCTTTGTCCGACAGTCAGTAACCTGGCTTGTGGCGCAGGTTGCTGTCGAGACGGGGATTCCGCCACAGTTTCTGCTTGACGATCCGCACATGCTGAAGGCGATTGTTGCGGTGATGAACGAGCGGAACAAGCAGCGGAAGAAGGCCAACCGTGGCCGATAGGTCGATGCAGGTCAGCGTCGTCAACCAGCGTAAGGTTGAGAAGGCGCTGCGGGCCATCGGCAATGACGCGGTGGCTGATCTGAAGAAGGCGCACGCGGAGTCCGCGAAGATTGTGGAGCGGGCTGCCCGGCCGAAGGTGCC